TGCATTAGGAAAACTATTTCTAACATTAGCAACAGTACTAATAACTTTAGTTTTAATTTCAGTCCAATTAAAATTGCTATCATTAGCACCACCAACTATATACACATACTTTATCATTTCTTTTTGAGTATCACTCATTTCATTTTTGGCTTCTTCAATTAACCCATTAAAGTCAATACCTCCCCATTTTCCAACAAAACCTGCTCCACCTCTACTATGCTCATACCAGTTTTTAGCATTAAGCATATAGCGTACACCATTAGGTAGTTTATGATTATAGTTTACGCTGTATGAGTCACCAATCCATAAAATATTATCCTTATCAGCATTTTTTCTATCTTCAATTTCTTTTTCTACCTTTTCTTTGTATTCTGTAACCTGCGCATTATAATTACCAGTATTAACCCAGTAGTCACCATTAGTAATATCAACATTCGCAGGCACTGGCACTTTACTCGTAAAGCTATTACCCATATACGTTACCACACTTAACGCTTCATACTGCAAAGCCTTATTCCACTCACCCATAATCTTAGGCACATACCTAGCACCTACATACTGTCTGTTAATTAATCCGTTACTCATATTACTCTTACCTCTCTTTCTTAATAGCTTAATACTAAATGGCCATAGTCATAGTTACCAATACCAATATTATTTTCAATATCTAACCCAGTGGTATTAAATGTAATACTTTTCCAATTAGCAGGGATATTATAAATGATATAACCACTGTCACTAATAGTAACAAATATCATAGTAGCAAGGTACTCTCTGATAATACTCTCTGCAAAGCTAGTATCATAATTATCAATCCACTCCTGCACTTGTTTCATTTCCTGCTTTAACTGTTCAACATCATTACTAATAGCTTTATCATTCTCAATCAAGTTATTAATATAATCAATACACTTGCAGATAACTTCATAATAACTTAATTCATCATCATACACTAGTGGTAACACTTTAAAGCACCAAAACCTAAACCCTGTTAAGTTCTTATAATTTGCATTCATTATTACCTCTCTTTCCCTTTACCATAAAGTAAAGAAACAATCACTACAATCTTCAATAATCATCATATCAATATTGAGAAAAGTCTCTCTGAATTTCTTTAATAAACTGCTATAATTTTCTGTTCCCTGTTTTCCTTTAACTGTTTCAATATACTTATCAGTACTATTAACATTCTCTGTATTATCACCTATAACATTCTCAGTACCATTTCCAGTTCTACTTCCATTACTTGTAATTGTATCAGTGCTATTATTAGTTGTAGTATTATCTTCATTTACCTTAGTAACTGTAGTCAAAGGAACACTATCAGCAATACCCTGTGTGTCCATGCTATTTTGTGGTGTATCACTAAATCTATTCAAGGTATCGGTATTACTTGTACCACTAGCACTATTCACATCTTTAGTCTCATTCTGATTAGTCTCTGTATTGCTATTAGTTCTATTACTAGTACTACTACCAGTCGTATCTCTTGTACCGCTACCCTCTCTACTCCTAGTCAAATCTACATCATAAAAAGGGTTAAACTCAAGCAACTCACTTTTATACAACTGATTGTAATAAGGCATAATTTCATTTAGCTTAGCATTTAACGCTAACTTCCACCTGCCAACAGTCTCATGCGCTATCTCTCTTGTATAATAGTGCTTTAATATCTTCCTGCACAAAACCTGTCTATAGTTTTCATCAAAGATAGGAAAGTAAAAATTAAAAACCTTATTCCAACATCTATCTAACACACTATCGACATTATCTGCACCTTCACTCTCACTCAAGCCTGCACTATTTTCACAAATAAATCTTACCTCTGTTGTGTACTTACTCATTATTATCACCACCTTTACCTATATCAATCTCATTACTTAAATTAGCTTCACTGGCATCATATGTATCAAGTACTTGCATATCTTCTCGATAATCGACACTGATATTCAAACCAAACATTTTATTAATCTGTTCGCAAGCCTGCTGTCTCATAAACAATCTTGAATACCTGCTCGCAATGGTTCCACCTAAGTTTCTTTGTACTTCATCAGTAATCATTCTTTCTTTCTTTATAGTATTAACATTACTAATACCTAAGTACGTCAATGCTTCATTCCAATATTGAGTCTTTAACTCATACATCTTATCAGCAACATAAGGACTTGTAGTATCAAGTGTCTTAATACCGCTTAGGTCTAAATTCTTATCGCCAAAAATAAATGGTTCATTACCCATATACTGTGCATACAGATTTTTCATTACAAGTCTCTGATTTTCAGTACAAGTAATAATTTTAGGTGTTTTCTGCTGTATTACATTTACGTCAATAGTTCTCTGTATTTCATACAACCTTTTACTCATTTCCTGCACATCAAGTATACTGTTAGTGTGTAGCATGTTATTAAAAATAATAACACTATTGCTAGGTTCAAGTTTCATTTGATACCCATTTTGTGCAAAGGCTGTTCGAGTAATAGGTATTCTGTAAACATCAAGTTTACCACCTATCATAACCTGTAAACCTAGGTAACCCATGACTTCGTCTTTAAAAAATACTGCCATTCCGTCATTGAAAAGAGCTAATTCTAAAAACCTTGCGTCAATAGTACTTGGTAGGTTTTTCCAATCAAACATTGAAATGCTTAATTCTGTCAACCTATTAACATACTGTATATATGTTCTCTGATTTTGCAGGAAAGCTTCTGATTGTGCTTTTCTTCTTTTTCTACCCATTGTCTCACCTCTTTTCTAACTAGGACTATTATCTAATGAATAGTTACCTATTTCACTAGCATTTTTCCAAAATGTAATACCATTGTTAAATATATTTTTTATTTCAGTTATATCGTTATTGTTACACTTATTTCCTATTATACAACAATTCTGTGTTTTTGTATAGTTCCAATGTGGTCTGCTCTTTATGTTTGGTACTTTTACTCTTTTAGTAGCATACCCATATTTATCAAAATATTCATCAATAATATGAGCATATTGCGGAGTTACCTGCATTTGTTTAAAGTAAAAATCTTTGTTGCGTGTAGCAACATCTATTGAACCACTATTACTTCCTCTTGTTTGTGGCGGCTTACTGTATGCTAACATAGCATCTATACCATTATTAACTAAACCAGTTGCACCACTTAATGATAATTCTGGGTTAAAACTGCTCATGCCTGCAATAACTGTACCAGTATTTAACAAAGCTGACATAGTTAATTTACTAGCTGATTGAGCCAACCACGCTTTATAAGCATCAACAGACCACGCTACTTGTGGAAAATCACTCATAACTAATTTTTCAGAATAATTGCCTTCATCAGCATTAGTACCATTATATCCCATAGGAACCAACGCTATTTGTGGATTACCTACTACACTTCCGTATAAAGCAAAATCGCAAGTATTTTTTATAAACCATTCATACCTATATATTGCAGAATTATCACAACAGTCTACTGCTAAATAGTTAAAAGGGTATGTTAATAATTTTTTATTTTTTGGAGTATATCCACCGATTGTAGTGTTTTTTGCTACTGCATTTACTTGCACACTTGGTTGTGTAGATGTTGTATAAAAATCACTTGGCATTAAAAAAATATTAACAATGCTGTCTTGTTTGTTAGCTTGTGTGGCTGTGTCTAAATAAGTTAATAATGCTTGTACTTGCTTATTATTATCAATTCGTCCTGCTATATAATCTACACCGCTAAATAGTCCACCTTGATAACCACCAGTTTTTGTTCCCTCTTCTGCATAGGTTGTTGCTATTACTGCACTATAGCTATCAAAATGTCCGCTTTTACTTATAGCATTACAAACTATCGGCCCTGTATCAATACTTTCTGATACAATATTACTACCTGCATAATCTATACTGCTATGTTCTCTCTCAACAAAACACTCTTTAAGAGTACAGTCAAACATAAACCATGTTTGCATAACATCAATAGTAAAATACACATTACTAACTTTATCGTTTACATACTCAATATTAGTAATAAAAGCATAAAACCATTTACTAGCATAGTTAGTATTTTGAAACATCATATAGTTGCAGTCATAAATGCTCTCTGCATTAGCACTCATTCTCACAACACCCTGCTGTCCATTAATTCTCTGAAAACTAGCTTTGTCCATAGTCTTACTAACTTTACTATCAAAATAACTTTTCTGTGCTTCTCTATTTTTAAAATAAATAGTATCTTTATAACTACTATCTATCGGTACACCACTACACAATTTGATAACACTATTAGGCTGTATCTGCATATCTCCACCACCTTTACAATAGCAGGAAAGCAATCACGCTCTCCTGCCGTATTAATATCACGCAACTGTAATAGTTGCAGTACCAGACTTTATACTATCAAACGTGCTAGTTGCTTTAACTGTAATAGTTCCTGCTTCAGCGCCACTATTAATCTTAAGCATACCAGTACTTGAGATACTAGCCTTATCACCGCCAGTAGCAATACTCCATATAACACTCTGTGGTGCATAGTTGTCAGTATCAACAGTAACACTTAACTGTATCTGTCCACCTGCACTAACTGTGGCTTCACTAGGTGTAACCACAACTGACTTGACATCAGGTGTTCCTGCAACAAATACAGCATTGTTTGAGAACGGAGATACACTAAATGTTTTCCATACGTGATACCAGTAGTTCCAATACAGTCCTTCACCATTGTACTGCTCTGTGAAGTTCTGATAGTTGTCAAAAATCATAAACCAATCACTATCTACTAAAACGCAAGGGATAGCATCAAGTGCTTCAAGTTCTGGCTGTCCTATCTCTGTATAGGTTGGGTCATCAGCAAAGAGAATATTTAATCTCTCTATGTCTAAATCACCAAAGCTGTCTACAAGTACATGATGTCCGTCAAATTCTGCTTTATCCATATTAAAAGCACTTGCAAGTACTTCGACATTCATAGTAGCGTCAAACTGTGAATTAACTAACAAATACTGTTCCTGCTTAGGTGTATGTTTCATAACTCCTGCAAGATTATTCTTTGAGTTAAGGAAAGTAAACTTATTTGATACTCCCTTGATAGTACTAACAATGCTATTCATGTTTGCTGTGTTAATAGCAGGAATAGTAACTGGGTTCATCAGTCCATTTAAGATATGTTTTGCAAGCATATACTTCATAGTCTGAAACTCGTCGTAGTTAGCACCAGTATACATAGCGTCCACAATCTTAGCAATTAAATCTGTAATACCGTCAATAGACAGAAAAGCCTGTCTCAATTGGTCATTTGAGATTGTAGCTTTGTAGTACTTCTGATAATTCATAATATGAAATGCACTACGCACGTCAGGAATTTCACGCTTGAATACATTTGACTCTGCAACCTGTGGGTCAAACTGAAACGGCTTTGCAATATTAACAAATACTTCCTCGATAGACTCACCAAATTCGAGCATGCCTTTTTTAAACATAGCCCATGGATTGTCGTATGATTTACTTGTTAAAATTACTCTGCCTATTCTGTTTACGAGTGCTGATAAAAACTCATTCTGTAAAGCAGGGTAGTCCATAATTACTGCACCGATTTCTCTGATTGAATTGGAGTCTGCTGTAGCCTGCGGTATATAATCCCTGTAATTTGTGCTTGCGTTATTTCTTATTGCATTTAAGATGTCAACGCTTGAATTAGTAAGTGTTTTAATTTTTGGTTTTGTAGCCATAATTCTTAGCCCTCTCTTTCTTTAAATAAATCATCAAAGGAAATTTCCTTACCGTCATCGGTAATATCTTCCTTTTGCTCCTTAATTACTGTCGCAGGGTCTGTACCTGCACTGCCGTCAAAAAACCGTGTCTTGTATTTTTCTCTCCACTCGTTATCATTCTGTTCATATTTTGACTTCCAATCCGTGGTATCATTTGCACGTGTCTCAAGGTCATTGAATGTGTCAGTAAAATTTTCAATCATAGTAAGAGTATTATCATCAGCGTTATCTCCTGCTAAACCTTTTACTGCACTCATAAAATCATCATGTGAAAGTACTGCCATATTATCACCTCTTTTCTATTTAAAATATTGGTCTGCACATCATCCAAACTGGCATACCTTTTCGCTTAGCTGGTGCAGGTGGTGCAGGCGGTGTAACTCCAGTTAAGTATTCATACCAGTTACCAGCATATGTTAATCTGTTACTCAATGCTTCAACTCCTGCACGTTCTCTTTCATATAGATATGCTTTACACGCTTCGGATACATCAGTTAGTTTTGAAAATTCATCACCAGTATAACTATATCCTAGCGCAGGTTTAGGTATCCATTGTCCACCATATCCGTTTATTATTTCATCCCACATTAACTGTGTTTGTATTTCACCAGCAGCCCAATCAGAACCTTGTGCATTTGCATAATCTGTCAGGTTACTGCTGGGTGTCCATTGTATCAACCCCCAGCCACTGCCTGCACTAGCTGTTTGTTTCATGCCAGGGTTGATATTTGACTCCTGTTGAAGATTACCTAACATACCTGCTACGCTTTCAATAGAAAAACCTTTACTGTTGAAATAACTATAGAACTCAGTAGCATTGTTTTCCATTTCAGACTGTGTTAAATATTGAGCTACTCCTACTTTAACAATCCATGCCATTATCTTACACCTAAACTAAAAAGTTTATTCCATGTGTTTTTACCACACTCTCCGTCAACAGCCAATTCATAATTTGACTGAAAATTCTTACAAGCTCTTACACAGCCTGCACCATATTTTGTATCAATGCTACCACTGTAATAACCTAACTTTTTCATTAGTATTTCAAAAACTGATACGTCAATATTTGATGAACCTCTTTTTAAAGTATTCATACTATAGCCTGCACTTCCTTTACTTTTTTCATTATAACGTAAATGATATGACCAGCCATAACTAGGATTGTAATATTTTCTTATGCAAATTTCCCTGCCAGTCTGGTCTCCTGCTTTGCTTCCTTTTGTAGTTCCACTTTCGTCAATGCTTGCATGAACTATATGTTCACTATCTGTTGAAACACAGACATGATGTCCCACTGCTAAATGAATATCGCCTTTTTTAAAAGGTCTGTTGCATATAGTGAAACCACAACGTTTCAACTGCTCATACAAATTCCTTGTTGTACTGTTGGGATTTACATTAAACCCTGCTTTAGCAAGCGCATGTCCAACTAATGAACTACAGTCAAAGTCAGGGTTGCCACCTCTGTTAATCTGTGAATAGCCATGTGAATTGTCATTTGCTATTGCAGTCATATAGTCTGTGTATGTGTCAGCTTTACTCATTCTTATCACTTCTTTCTACGTTCAGAACGTCACACAATTTCTGCAATATTAATGTGTTTTCATTTAATGCAGTGGTAAACTTATCTGTTTCATTCTTATGACTTTCATTTAGTTTCATACAGTACCACGCTAAACATAAACACATTACTATAGGAAAGCCTACTGTTGTGATAGCCTGCATAACTACGTTTATATCCATGTTTATATCTCCTTTCTTTTTATTCTATTTTAATTATATCATATTACTTGAAACTTTGCAATAATTATGATATAATAAATTGAGATAATTATAGACAAAATTAAGAAAAGAGTACAACAATATGAGTGAAAATAAATACTATGACGGAACTAAATTGTTATCAATGAAAGATATAAATGGATTAAAGCCCGAACTATTTTTATGCACCACTAATAGAAGCGGCGGTAAGACAACCTATTTCGGTAGATTGTTAATCAACAGATTTCTAAAATATGGTAAAAAATTCTGTTTAATTTATAGATACAACTATGAACTTGATGACGTATCTAATAAGTTTTTCAAGGATTTACAAACATTATTTTTTAGTAATTACACTATGGAAAGTGAACGCTGTGCAAGTGGTATCTATCATAGTTTGTTTTTAAATGAACAACACTGTGGTTATGCTATAAGTTTAAATAGCGCAGACCAGTTGAAAAAATATAGCCACTTACTTAGTGATACTGATAGTATGTTATTCGATGAATTTCAAAGTGAAACTAATCACTATTGCAGTGATGAAATAAGAAAATTTATCAGCGTACATACAAGTATAGCGAGAGGACATGGTGAACAGGCAAGATATCTTCCTGTATATATGTTAAGTAATGCTGTCAGTATTATCAATCCTTATTATACAGAACTGGGAATATCTGAAAGATTAAACAGTGGCACTAATTTCTTAAAAGGTGATGGATTTGTACTGGAAAGTGGTTTCATAGAAACTGCTAGTAAAGCCCAAAAAGAGAGTGGTTTCAATAGAGCATTTAAGAATAATCAGTATGTCGCATACTCAAGTGAAAATGTGTACTTAAATGATAACACTGCTTTTATTGATACACCAGCAGGAAAAGGAAAATATATTGCGACACTAAGGTATATGAAACATGATTATGCTGTGAAACAATTTAGTGAACAGGGTTTTTTATATATTGATGATAAAGCAGATAGTACCTTTAGAAGTAAAATAAGTGTTACTGTTAATGACCATGATATTAATTATGTTATGTTAAAGCAGAATGATTTATTTATCAGTCAGTTAAGATACTATTTTGAAAAAGGCTGTTTTAGATTTAAGAACCTTAAATGTAAGGAAGTCTTATTCAAGACTATCAGTTATTAGGTATCTGCTGTTGTATGTCCACTTGATACTGCTAGGTAGCACGTTTGGAAGATAACGCTAGTATGTATTGTCGTAAATGCTGTGCGCTTGTGTTCTGCAATAGTTATAGATATAGAAAAGGCAAGAGTTTTACTCCTGCCTTTTTGCTTTTTTATTTTAAATAACTATTAGCAATTTCTTTATTAATTTTATCTGAAATAACTTCAACTAAATCAATTATCTTTTGCGTTTCATAATTAATATGGCTGTGTTATATTACATTCATGAACATTAATATTCTTTTCGTTTTTATCTAACATAATTTTTCTCCTTTACTTATAAAAATGATTGTGTATATCCGTTGCAATTAAAATGTTTAATGATAATACAATTTCCCTTGTATCTTTTTTCTTTATAAAATCGTATGATAATAACTTTGTTATGTATAAACCATTTAAGCAATATTCTATTTTATACTGCTCTGTATATGGTACATCATAAAACTCGATTGAACCTCTAAATCTTTTTCGTAGTTCCTGCACTACTTTTTCCATTTTATCATTCATTAATTCATCTCTCCCTTGTAAAATAATCACAATCATATCTGTACTTACAAAAACAACAAATATGGTTACAAGTTTTTTCATGTTTCTTTGCTTTGTATCTGTAATATAAATCTACTAACCATGTTATCATATTTTTTCCTCCTTTAAATGTCGTACTACATCTTTAATATCTCTTTGCATAAAATATATGCCGCAATAATCACATTGTAATGGATAATTGCATATGCCACAATTCCTATAAACTAATTTTTGCTTTTTATGATTTAGTATCACAATTAATAATTTGTTTATCATAATGTTTCACCTCATTTCATATGTCGTGTCCACAAGTAATACACCACCTTTAATTCTTTTTGGTAATAATTTTCCAGGAACACATAAACCAACTTTAAAATCACTGTAGTCTCTTTTTGTTTCTAAGAATTTTAATTCACTTTGTGTATAATTATCACTCTCCTTTGCTTCATAACCCTGCATTGATTTGTTAAATAAATCTTTGCATTTCTGTGGCATGCCTGCACATTTAATATCGTTGTATGGTTCATCAACTGGAACTAAATCATTATGTGTTATGTGTTCTATGTATGTTTTCTGTCTTGTGAATATAGCTGTGTCCCAACTACTCTCAAGCTTCCAACAGCAAAACTTCACAGCGTCTACTGTTATGCCTTTTATCTTATCAGCAGGCAAGTCACAATGTATACTGTCAGTGTCAGCATAAATAAATCCTGCTTTGTCTACGCCATAGTAATTTTTTTGAGCGGCTGTTATCGTAAAGTTACGTGCATAGGATGTTATTGCACTGCCAGTTGCTATATGCCCCACCTTTTTGTTATTAGCAGGAACTATATAGAAACCTATACTTTCATCCTCTTTTACATATGCAACCTTAAAACTGCTATTGGAACTACTAGCGAGTTTACCATAAAGGTTATTGAGAAACAATTTTGCTTCTGTACGCTTTGCGCCTTTACTGTTCATTTTAATTTCTGCATAATGATTTATGTAGTTATCAAATATTCCTTTCATGGAATAAAACCAACATCCGTCTAAAATTTCAAAATCAACTAGTTCATAGTGCTTTAACATTAATTTGTAATCTGTCATGGTTACTGTCATTATTACTGTGCTGTCGTGTATGCTCCCATTTTTATCTTTATAGTAACGATTATATGTTCCGTCTTTATTTAATATATCACTAGTCGTTAATGACTCTGTGCCTTTATATAAGTGATTACCTTTTATCTGAATAAATGGTAACATATTTTCTTTTATATAAAAGCGTGTTTTTATTCTTAAAAAGTAATATTTATTTTCACCTATAGCTTCATGTGGTATTATATTGCCACTCCAAAAATATGGTTTACCTATTGGAAAATAATTACCACTTTGAGAGTGCATCATACTAGGATATAAAGAGTTCACATCTGCTGTCACACCATTATGTCTAACTATGTTTTCTTTTCCTTTTACTAAATAGCACCAACCACCTCTATAACTGTGACGTATATATTCGTCAGCATTTGACGAACCATAAATATTTTTATCAATGACAACTTCATCAAGTGGTGGGAATAAATCTTCATAATCATATGCACCTGTAGATTTTTTATATTCTTCCATACAACATGAACCTATTGTAAGTTTATCGTGTCCGTCATTGAATAGCTGTTCGAGTGCTTCTTTAACTACTAATACATCATTAGCTATGTATTGTTTTTCATCATCAGTTATATTACAACCTGCATATCTATAACCAACATATTCCATGTCTAATTTTTGATGTTTTGTTTTAAAAGATTTTCCTATTTGCTTTACTGAAAATGGTAATAGTTTTAAGCTATCTCTTAGTTCTATTGTGTGATTATTAACTTTAATAGTTAATGTATACCATTGACCCATATCAGAAATTGTATATCTAAAAGATTTATTTTTCATATCTTTTATTCTGATAAATTCCGCTTGAGTCTGTTCATCATTTAAGTAATGGATAGCTTGCTCATATTTTAATTCTGTTAGCAAATATGACATCCAAAAATTTCCGTCAAATTTTAAATTATGATAATAAGCAACTATGTTACAATTTAATGTTTTAAAATATTGAAACTGTTCGTCTATTGAATGAAAAATATTTACATTTTCTGTGTAAAACTCAACGCTTGCACTTGCCCAAACTTCTGTTGATGACTGTCCTTTATAAACTGTAGTCTCAAAATCACACATAAATCTTCTAACATTTTGTTTCTTATTCATCATAATCAGCAAGTGTTTCTAACCAATTATTTGTGATAATTTCCATTTCTTTTGACATATTATTATAAGCTAAAATGTTTAAGGCTTGTGCTATATTTGAGCGTACATTATTAGCTTCGCTATCTTCTGCTATTACTGTTAAATTTTCTATAATTTTACTTTCATTGTCTTTTAAATGTTTGTAATATGCTTCTCCAAACTCCTGCAGATTATCTTGTAACATTGATATAGCTTTGTAATAAAAGCTTCCCAATGGAATTACATTCATTCTACAATATGAACGATTATAAACATATCTGCTATTAGGTAAACCGTATAACATTTCTTTAATAGTATCTACAATATCATGTTCCTGTGCTGTAAATCTCTGTTCTAAATCTTCTCTTGTTTCTTTTAAAAACTTTTGTGTTATAACTTTAGGAATATCAATGTACGAAACATCGACACTTTTATCAGCATACTCTTGCATTAAATCATGTAATGCTTTTTGATTTTTTGTAAATCGTTTCTTTGCCATACTTTTTCTCCTCTCTAAATTAATATGACCCCTGCTAACTTAATAGCAAGGGTCAGCAGAAAGATAAAATTTTATTTTACTGATTTCACATCAAGTGTACAGTCAATATAAGGTCTGCCTGCCTTTGTTGTGCCACTAACTTTGATAATACTAAACTCTTTACCGTGCATGATGTTAGTTATGTTACCAAAACTACGTTTGAAAGTAGCTGACTGACAAGTGAATACTTCATTGTCTGGAGTAATGATTGATAAAATATCAACGCTATCGCCATTCTCTTTTTCATCTGTAAATGTAAGGTAACCTGCTACTGGAATGGATGTATTGTCCTCTACATCCTTTAATGACTGAATACCTCTATCCATTGTCATTAAATACTGCTCTACCTCTGTAAAATCTCTACTCTGTGAATTAATTGTAATTGCCATGTTTGTTTATTTTCCTTTCTTTTATTCTGCTTCTGTCTGCTCTGTTGTTTCTGTGTCTGCCTGCTCTGTTGTTTCTGTGTCTGCCTGCTCTGTTGTTTCTGTGTCTGCCTGCTCTGTTTCAATCTCTTTACGTGTAGCAGGGTCGAGTATCTTTGCACCTTTAATAAAGTCTGCTTCATCCATTCCATATAATTCGTTGACTTCTTTAAGTTCACGAATTTTAACGATAGTGCAATCCTCTGTGTTATAAAGCTTTGATACTTTCTTTAAAGCCTTGTCTTTTTCGAGTATTTTACCACTAAGTGTAAACTCCTGCTCGAATGTCTCTGCTGTCTGTGAATTTACACATAAAGCTGTGACAGATGTTGAAATAATTGTACGTGTGACCATTGGTTTTCTCATAGTTTTTCTCCTTTTCTTTGTGCTATGATTTGTAATAAAGTTGTAACACCAATAGGTGTAGTAGCCAAGTTTGCTTTGCAATCTATTTGATGATAGCTTTTCTATCTCTTGACTATCAAGCAGGAAAGAAAATCGTCTGCTTTATGACGAATTATAATTTTGCAATCGTCTCGATATATAGTTTCTGTTGTTACGTTACGTTTATCTGTTCTGCACAAGACTTTTAAAGTGTTAGTGTCTGTTATGAGTTGCGCGTATAACGTTTCTATCATGTGTTCACCACCTTTCGAGGAGTCTGCACTAGTGAGTGTCGTATTGTCTAGCACTAGCGCAGGTATGCCAATATAGCAAAACGTATTCGTAAGAGATGTAATACCTCTTTACATATTATATAGTACAGTAGTGATGTAAATGCAGTATGTCTAAATTATGAACATTTTATGAACTTTTCCACATTTAGTTTTTTCTGCAATTTACGAAAATTTACGAAAACTTGTACAAATTGTATATATTCCTGACGAATTATTCGCTCTAATTTATGTTTTCTTTTCTGCGTCATTTTAAAACCCCCTATAACTAATTTCTAATTTAATACGATTGTGCATCTCCCTGAGACACATACATTTATAAAAATCATTTAATGCTACTAACTGACTATAATTACCATATGTCATACAAGTATAAGCACTTATGTG